AAGATTTTGGTGTTGATCAAAATATTTTAAAATCATGTGGAGCAGTTATAGCTTTACTAACAACTACAGTCGCATCCATTGCTTTGATCGGATGTGGTTCAAAAATTAATAGTTTTAATTTAACTTCAGGAATTTCAAGTATGATCCATACTATGGCAATAGAATGTAAAGATTGGAAAGTTTTACTTAGTTCTCTTAAAGATACTTGAGAATTTATTGCTTCAGCTTTAGGAAAATTTTTAGGCTTCACCTATATGGACAGCAAAACTGCAATTAGAAAAGATTTCATAACAAAATACGATCAATTAAAAGCCGATATCGATGAATTAGAAGATGCTAAAGTTTTAAATTATGCAATTATAAATGATCCCGCTTATTTTAATAAATATTTTACTCGTTATACACAATTAGATGAATTAACAAAAGAAATGGCAAGAACAGATTCTGTTATTCTTTCATATAAAACAGATTTAGCAAAATTAAAAACTAGAATTTCAGTAATTAAAGATGATTATACTAGTTTATTTAATTCAAAATGTGGAAAACAACAACCAACAACTATTTATATTGGTAGTGAATTGTCAGGTATTGGAAAAACAAGTTTTATGGAATGGTGTGTAGAACCTTTATCATTAAAATATGGAAGAGCATTAACTAAATATGTTAAAGGTACAGAAGATTATTGGTCAAATTATGTTTACCAAGATATTTTACATTGGAGAGATTTTAATCAGAAGAAAACACATGAAGAACATATTGAGTTAATTAACATTTATGATCCTAGCCCTACTCAATTAAATATGTCAGATAATAATGAAAAATGACGTCAATTTAAATCCCGTTTTATGTTTATAGATTCAAATACTTTATATATTCGTCGATCAGTAATGATTGATGATGCCAGTAAATTAGATAGAAGACGTGACTTTGTTTTTGAAGCTTTTACTCAATTTAGAACCACTCCTAATAAACCTACTCCTGAAAGTGCCGAAGAAGCTATTAATAATTTATATTTAGTTAGTATGCCACGTATTAAACAAGAAAATGGTAGTGCAGAATTTAACACAGAATATTTTACAGTAGATGGAAGGCAAATTATGGTAGGAAATAACCAAATAGCAACATTAAGATTCGACGTAATTATTGATAGATTGCACGCACACGAAACACGTAATCATGAAGCTTATTTTAATAAATGTCAACGTATATTTGAAGCAGAAAGGCAGCGACAAATGATGGTACCACAAGTATTCGAACCAGCTATCAGTCAGATTGAAGCAGAATCCAAGAAAGTAATATTATTGATTGGTGCTCCTGGAACATGAAAAACTACATTAGCAAGGAAG